GAGCATCCCCATCGCATCTTCAGCGCTGATGCCCATTGCCTTAAATTGCGGTGCGTATTCTCTTAATGTATCAAGTAGTTCACCGCTAAAGTCACCACCAAGTTGAAACCCTTTAGTCATGAGATCAAAGGCCGCTTCGCCATCGATCCCAAAGTTTTTCATCATAACAGATGCTGTACGAGTGGTTTCGGAAACATCAGCGTCAAATACTTCTGCCAACGTCAAAGCGTGCTGCGTTAATTTTCCTAGTTCCTCATCATTTAGACCTTGGATGTTTGTGCGGGTTTTAACTAATGCTTGGTTTACTTCTTCTAAACTCTCACCAAATCCACGTTCCCAAATATCGCGACTGACACTAGTTAACTTCTCAGCTTCTTCGGCACTTAAACCAAGTGATGCAGACATTCGAGAGGTAGCTTCTTCACTATCAGCTGCAAGCTTGGTTAACGCTGCGCCAGTTGCAACAATCGGGGCAGTAAGTCCTGCGGTCAAACCAGCTCCTAATTTAGTTGCTTTGTCTCCAAATTTACCTAAACTTTCGACTGTTTCATCTAAGCTTTTTGAAGCTTTCTTTGAAGTTTCAGGAACTTTTCCAAGCTCACTGTTAAACTTAGACAATTCTTGCTCAGTCTTAGCAATTTCACGTTGAAAAGCTCGATATTGACCTTCTGAAATTTCACCTTTTCGGAATTGCTCATTCACTTGTTCTTGTACACGTTTTAGACGATCAAGCTTTTCAGACGTGTTAGCTACCGCATCACTTAATAATTGTTGCTTTTGAGCAACTAGCTCAGTGTTACCTGGATCTATTTTTAAGAGCTTATCAACCTCTTTAAGCTCTTTTTGTATGTCTCGGCTTTTCTTATTTACATCAGCCAACGCTTTGCCTAATGCGGTGGTGTCAGCTCCGAGTACAACCGTTATACCTTTAATTTGCTCAGCCAACTAATCACCTCCCAAAAAAAGCGTCAATGTCGGCTTGTGTGGCTTCTCGCGGCTTTTCTTTATCCCCGCCTGTATAACTTTCAGCCATCGCAAAAAGGTCTGTCACTCGAAGCTCTTTAAGTTCCTCGAATGACAGACCTATTTTTTTAGCTATTACTAATAAATCAATTTCAAAATTCAATAGATCCGGTTCATCGTTTCGGGGCGAACTTTGCGCCCCCTCCACGAAAAAATCCGTTTTTTATTTCAGTCATGATGTCTTGCAACATTTCAGCATCTGTAATATCAAAGGATTCTAAGCTAGCTACCCACGATTCATACGATGGAGTTGGCGCGCTTGTAAATGCAGAATCTGCTTTGTTCATCGCCCACACCATTTGCAGCAATACAACGTCATCCAAGCCGCTCAAATCGATGTTTTGGATGTTTTCAATGTCAATTCCAGTGTTTAACTGTTCAAGATTAACAAGACCTTTTGCAAATGTCATAAAATCCGACAAGATAGTGCGCTTAAATTCTTGCTTGTAGTAAATGGATGCAAGTGGATTCGCACGAATGCGAACCACCTGACCACCAATATTAAGCTCTTTCATTAAGCGTCAACCTCCAACGCTGCAATAGCATTCATTAGACGAGTATAAGCAGCATCCACTTGATTTTGTGGTGCTGTGGCCGAGCTGTTCACTGTTGTTGCATTTGTAAGTGCAGCTTCTAGCACATCCCACGATTCAGCCACGTAATCAGCTTCTGTGAGTGTTCCGACAACCGCAATAGCGTTAGCAAGAGCTGCTTTGTTTACTGTGCTTGATGCAGGAAGAGTAACAGCGTTAAAGAAGTTATTGTAAGCTGTAGTGTTGTTTGCATTAAGTTCAATATCTCCTTTTACAACCATCTTCGGATCACCATTTACGACAATTTCAATTGGCGAAATGGTTAAATTCAGAACATCAGTCGCAGGAGTGATCGATTCATTTTTAGTTGCACGTTCCTTAGATGGTCTGCTCGCAATGCATTTGTAGTAAACAAATTTCCGGTTTTTCTTGTCGCCGTGTACCTGACCCATTAACGCAAATGGTTTAGGCTCTGCGTCCGACACCTCAACAAGCATACCGTTTGAATCAATGTACCATCCTAACATTTCAGCAAGAACAGCATCAGGCACATTAGCTAGTTCAAGCTCTGCTGTATAACCATTGTTAGTATTTACTACGTAATATGCAGTGTTATCTGCATAGAACGGTGTTTGCTCTCCTACTGTAGTTGGAGTAAAGCGCACCGCACCTGGAATATGAATAGGTGTTACCCACGATGGCTGGCTAAACGCATTTACATCATCAAAAGCAATGTGTACTTTTTCTAAACCAAATGTGACTTTATTTTCGCTCATTATGTCACTCTCCTATAATTTGGACTTCGTATAAAATTTGAAATAATTCCTCATTTTCAAGCCATGTTTCAGACTTGCCATAAGGTAATTCAAGAGTTCTTAAAGCTGCTTGCACCTTAGCTTCAGCGGTTAGATCCTTTGTTGCTGTATATAACTCAACTTGGAAATTACTAATTTCGTGATAGTTCACATTGTCAGCGATCATATCTGAGCTATAAGCAAACAAGTAAACGATGTACGGAGGATTAGCCGCTGTTTTAAAATGCGAATAAGCCACTGGATAACCAGTAGCTTTCAATGCAGTAAATAAATCTGCTTGTGTCATTTATCCACCTCTTTTAATGATGGATTTTATGTTTTGTTCAAGTAATGCGGTTTCTATTTCTGTAGGGGGTCCTACGTGTTTAATCGCCTTAGTTCTACCTGTTCCACCTTTTATAACATGACCATGTTCAAGTAAGTGGACTAGACTTCCTCGATTTTTGTTATAGGCAGTTATTGTGATAGTGCCACCTATACGCTCGATTTTTCTAGTCCAACCCTTTTTGTAGTAACCGCCATCTTTATCTCGGACAGGAGAACGAGCTTTGATTGCTTTGATTGCTTTGATTAATTCTTTAGAACGCTGCTCAACCTCATCATTAACGGCTTCAGTCACGCCATCTGTGTAAGTCTGAAAACCCTTCAAGATTTCACTTGAAAGGTTACTAAGTGAAATATTAGCCATTACCGATCACCCTTTCACAAGTCAGCTCTATTTCTTCGATACCGACTTTGAAAGTTCTCAACACTTTGTATTTCACACCATAGTACTCAACACTTTCCTGACCACTATATTCATAAGCATGCATTTTGAGTATGATTTCAGGTTTCATTCCGTTTTGAGCTGCATTATAGAATTCATTTCTACCTACTGACATTTCTTCACATAACACTGTGGTTGTCGTAGGTGTCCTGATTTCATTACCAATCGAATCTTGTGTAATGGTGTAACCAATTAAATTCAATCCGTGGTCATACATCATTACCACCAGCCGATATAATCAAATTGTGCAGTCTGAATTGCAAATGACGTGGCATTGCACTAGCGTTATTAGATGCTACTGGCGAATGATGTTGAGCGCTTTGATATCGCCATGTTGAATAATCAACGCAAAACATCAAATGAGCAGCGTTTTCGTCATCCAGTACAATACCTTTTTCCTTTGTCAGTTCATCTATCACGCCATTAATAATAGCTGTCAGGTAAACATCCCTGACCGCAGTAGAAATTCCTAATCTTGCCTTAACAAGTGCTAAGACTTGTGTAACCATAAGTCATCATTCCTTATGATTTAGTTACTGTTACAGTGTAGACTTTAGTAGTTACACCTTTCTTAACAGTGATCGTTACAGTGTTTGCACCAGTTGCCCATGTTGCAGAAGCGCCATTTTCAACAGTTGTTTCACCGACTTTGATCGATACAGTCGCACCAGCTTTTGCAGTCGCAGTAATTGTATTCGTTGCATTAGTTGTTGTAGTTGTGTAAGTTGTTGTGCCTGAAGCAAATGTTGGTGAAAGTGTTAAGCTGCCAATCGCTAGTGCTGTAAGATCAGCGTCAGTTGGATCAGAATCAAATGTTACATAGTAACCAGCGTTTGAATCAGCTTTTCGTACATCGAATCGAACGAACACACCTAGCATTTGGCCGTAGATGTTATGATCTACCCACTTAACAGAAATTTGTTTGCGGTTGAAGAACTTAGCAAATGCTTTACCATCACCGATAAAAGCAACAGTATCACCAGGATTAGTACCAATTACTTCATCATCAAGCACTACAATTTCTTTACCTTTCAAACGTTTGCCTGATGCTACAGTAACATCTTCTTGCAGCACATAACGGCCATCATCATATTTCATTAGGTCCAGCTCATTAAATAATGATTGAGAAATGTATAGTTTCACAACATAAGCAGTTTTGAAGCCGGTATTCAATAAAGTAATTAGATCGTCAAGCGTTCCGAAAGTTTTAGTTGTTGCTGTTTTGAAGACTTGTGCAATCGCGTAATTTCGAGTATTTACTTCTTGATCAGTTAATTCTTCATCGATCAGTTCAACAATATCATAATCAGCATCGTCGATTACTTCTTGCGATACTGGAATGTAACCACGGTACGAATCGATGCTATAATCAATTTCAGTTACAGATGGTTTTGCCAGTTCAGGATTTGCTTCGAGCTCAGCAACTGTGTTCATGCGAGAGCCTGACTTTTTAATCACTGGGTACTTACCC